GTGAAAGACACCTTGAAGAGAAGGCTCAATAGATTTGTTGACCTCCTGAAAACTGTGGCTGGGATGACAGCCCAGCTTTTTCTGGCCTTACCAGAAATTAGGTGGACTTGGGAGAAGTTCGACCTGTTTGTTATCCGGATGATTAATCACCTGATAACTGATGAGTTCGTATTTAGCGAACAGAAGTCTTGTTTCCCCGATTATAAGACTTTTTATTCCGACCTAAAAGATATTAGGAAGGTAATTAAGGAGATAGCAATGAAAGCCTCTCCTATAGTTACTATTGAAGAAGCTCGTAGTAACAAGATCCCAATAAGGGGAGTTTATGGTCCTGAAGAAATTGATCTTAAAGCCATTACACCAAGGTGGTTGAGATTCCTCATACCTTTGGTTAAAAGGTTGGTATGTTTTGAACAACTAACCTTGGATGTCCGAGTCATGAGACTGGGACTGTTATCCCAGACCCGTGGGGTGGGAAACCCACCATATATTGATATGGTTAAGTCACGTATTAAATTTATTGAAACAGTGACTAAGAACATAACCTCCAGTGTCCATATGAACCTGGGTATGTTAGTTGAGAAATATATAATGGGATTACCAGGATATATTTTTACAGGTTTATCGACTAAAGCGGCGGTAAATGTAACTTCAGCGGCCTGTTATGAACAGAACGTTAAAGAAGGAGGTACATTATTCCAAATAATGACCGAAATGGTGGAGCAGAGTTACAATAACACTATTCCGGTAACAGACCTATTATCAGGTCAAGTTACATTAGAACCCAGATTTAATGAAGCTGGGGAAGAAATATTCAATCTAGGAGAAAGAATATTTTGGTACTCTTTATACAAAGTTACCAGAACACCTTTAGAGGAACTTTGTACTCTAAAGGCTGTTGCTATAGCCGAACCTGGGAAAACCAGGATGGTTACAAAAGGACGCGCCTGTTTAAAGGTGGTACTTGATGTGGTGAACAAAATATGTTCATTTCCACTACACAAGATTAAGAGTTCAAAATCTGGTGTATCAAAAGAAGCCCATGGTTGGGAATTCTTTAAAACTTTATTCCAAGAGAAATATTTTCAAGTGGAATGGGAGAAAGCAGAAGATTCTGTAATGCTCCGGAAAGAAACGGAAAAACGTTTCAAAACTGTATGGGTGTCTTCAACGGACTACTCTACAGCTACAGATTTCCTTAGGCTAGATATAGCTCAGGAAATTTCCGAACTTTGGATGCTAAGGTGCGGAATTCCCGATATCCTTAGAGGTATCGTGATAGCAACATGTTACCAGTCTAGAAAGGTATATGTTGGAGAACACTTTGCTTATGAACACCTAGTTCAAAAGGATAGTGGTGGTTG